TGTTTTTGGAGAGACTTTATCATCTTCTCTTGAGTTTGGTATGTTTCGTCGTTCTTTAACTGCTGTTCAAGATTGTAATCAGCGATGGCTTTTTCATACTCTGCAGTTTTACTAATTCTTGCTGTAGCAAGCTGATTAGTCATATAACTTTTATCGGCTAATACTTTTCGCTGTACTTCTAAATCATAAGCTGCCTGTGCAGATTCTACTCTAGAATTATCTATTTGGAGACTAGCTTTATCAGTTTGTAGTTTTTTATCTTTTAATATATTGAGAGTTCGTTCGTTAGCTGCAAGACCTTCTGCTACCGTCGCTTGTTCAGAAAGAATTGTAGCTATAGTCTGCTCTCTTTGTATCTGTCTATTTGCAGCGTCTAATATATCTTCTTTTGATTTTGTTTGAAGTTGATAAATTTGTGAAAGTGAAGTCGCAATTTGTTCTTGCTTCTTCTCTTCTTTGGCAATCTCAGCAGCTTTTTTCAAGCGAAACGCAGCTAGCTTCTCTTGAGTTTTAAGTGCTTTTTCCCACCACTGTACATATTCTTTTGCCTGTTCTGGTGTCATTGCCATTTATATTATGCTCCTTATATTAAAGTTCTATTCCTAAACTATCTAATACTGCATCTACATCTTTTGCAGCATCAGCATAATCTTTTTGTGATTTATAAAACTTATCGACTTGTTTTTTTGCTGTAGGACTTGAATTAGCAATCTTATTTAATTTTGCATCAAATCTTTTGTCTGCACCTTTTTTAAGTACGCTTTTGATATGGTCGAATACGCCATCTATAATACCTTCTCTTGTGAGCTCTTTGTCTCTATTCTCTGAGATATGTCTTTTAATAATCTCTCGAATCTTTTTTCTTAGTATATCTTCGGACATGTCATTCTCCTATATTCTATATTAGTTTAATATAAATATCAAGATATCCGCTATTTCGAAGGTTTATTGAATGTAGGTCGTTTTATATCTTTTGAAGACGTACCACCTCGCTTAGCTTTTGCGTAAGCTTCTTTTTCTGCTTCTTTCGCTTTAACGAGTTTTTTGTAATAAAATATACGCAAATACACTGGCATTTCATAAACATCTGTATGATTAAACCCACCTTGGGAATTATACAGAAGTTGAAATATCTGCTCGTGTAGTATGGGCCTGTAATCAGACCCTAGGCCAAAAAAACTCTACGGTTAATGGGATTTGCATTGATTCTTCGTGACCACATGCTTGGCACTCAAAGTAAACAGTCATATCTATATCTGGTGTCACAGAGTCTAGATGCTTTCTAAACGCTAATGAATCACGAGATATGAATTGCTCATCAACAAATTTATTAATGGTATTTTGGTCTTCATCACCATCAACTGCAGTAATCATTGCTTTTAATCTACTTGTTAACTCATAAGATACTTGTGTTGAACGAGCCTGTTTTTTCTTTCTTTTAACCATATTTGAAATATCAGTCTCATCTCTATGAGATAATATCTTAAATGTTAAATTTATTTTACTTAAAGGCAATTCGAAATTAAATACATTAGAATTTTTCTGAGTAATTTCTACCTGTTTGTTTTCTAGGTCTGCAAGATTAACTGTTTCAGTCTGCTTATTACCACATTTTGGACATGTTAGTTCTACAGGATAATCTGCTCCATAACCTAAAATCCTTGCTGCTACCATAACTGCATTTTTGTCACCTAATACTAAATCATCGTAATTAACTCTTTGACCTTGTCCATTTCCTACAATAAGAGAACGTAATAACATATCAATTACTACTCCTTTTTGTATTAAATTTTGAGATGTAAGAATATCTTCCTCTTTTGCCGTCATATACTTCATTTCTATTTGACCTGAAGACAATGGATTATCTTTTGGATATAATAAACCTTTTGAAGGCAAATCGATAATTTCTGTTGGAAATTTAGATTCTTTAGCTTGTTGTGCTTGTGTTTCTTTTACCAACTGCTCTTTTAAGTCTTCTGTTGATATTTCTTTTCCTGGATATTGGTCTGTAATTTTAGACATAATATAACTCCTTTAATTTTCTTTTAATCATAACTGGTATATATAAATATATACAAACAAAAAAAAGCCCCAAATTAATGAGGCTTTTATTAATTATTAAATTTATAAGATTATTAGTATTGAAGTACTGCGTAATCAATTCCTAATGTCATAGTGATTGTGACAGCTGTTCCGTCCTCTTCCCAGCTCATCTCTCCAAAATCTGCATCTTTAATAAATGCACCTTTCAAAGACCACTCTTCTACTTTATCACCTACCGGTCCAAGTACGTTGATTGTACAATCTTTCTTATAAAAATCAGCATATCCATTTCGACCCGTAACTGATTCATGATGTAGTCTTACCCATTCCATAACAGCCTGTGCTCCTGAAGGTACTACTGGGTCGTACATCTCTAACGTTACGTCTGCCCAAGAACTTCTTCCTTTAAGCTTTCGCTGATTATTAATATGTTTAATTACTAGTTCACCATTTTCGATTTTAGGTCGCGTTACTTTTCTACATAAGTATGAAGGTAAGCCGTCAACATAAAATACAAACCTGTTTTTAACCTTTGGTTCAAAGGCCGTGAACATCATTTCTGTTGGGTCGATTAAATTTGCCATTTTGTTTTTCTCCTTATTTATTTAATATAAATATCACCTCTAATAAATTATTAGTCGTTAAACGTTGCACCAGTTGGCATAATGTTAAAGTCAATAACAATAAACTCTGCTGCCTTAGCCGGTTGAATGAATATATCACCTTTCATGATGTTTCTATCAATTACATCAGGAGTATTATTCGATTCATCCATTACAACTTTGAAGGCATATAAACCTTGTCGTTGCTGAACGGATTCCATGTAAGGGTTAACTTGTGATAAAAATCTGTTTCTAGTTGCTGCTGTATTATTTTCAAAGATTAAGTATTTAGATACTGAAGCGATGAATTTCTTAAGGTTAATTAACAGTCGTCTTACATTTACTCTATCTAATGCTGATGCTTTCTTTTGAAGAGTTTTCTGTCCCCAAACTACCACACCTTCACCAGGGAAAGTTGCAATTGGATTCACATTACTTTCATATAATTCATCTCTATTAGCATGAGTTAATTTTCTTTCTGCTTGTACAACTGTTTCTTGACCACCTCTATTAAGACCAGCAGGAGCAAACCACTCTGCCGATACTTTATCATTGAATGCATAGATACCAGGCATGATTGCCGATTGTGGTACCCAAACATATCTTCCTGTAGCAGGGTCTGCTATTTGTACCCACGGCCAATACATTGCGCCGTATGAAGAGTCCTTATCGCCAGCTTCGACACAAGCTTGAGCCAATGACTGTCCGTATGGTACAGGGTCAACGATTGTCATCATATCACCTCTCTCTTCACATATTGTAAGCATTTTCTCTACCAAGTGATTCATAAAGAAGTCGTTGATTCCAGGTGCCATTAATAAATTAATATCGTATTCATCTGCATTTGATAATAAATTGAATGCTGTTTCGTATGCTTCGGTTCCTGTTGTACCTAGAGCACAATCAATGTTTTGTTGTTTAGCATCTAACCTACCAGCATTTTCGTAGAAATAATTTGTTCCATCCGTTAACATGTCTCCGTCTGAACCACCATCAAATGAACCAGAAGATGCTTGAGGTAATGAACCTGTAGCTGTTGATACAGTTAAGTTTCCATTATCATCTAAATAATCTACTGTTTGTAGTACTGAAGATTCTTCTAGGTAAACATATTTACTTCTGTTTGGCCAAGAGCCTTTAGGTTGTAAATATGGAGATGCAGATGTAGGGTCGCCTACTGTTTGGTATGCTGTACCTATGATATTTCCTATATAGTTATTAGTTGTCGGGTCTAATGAACAAGCATTAAACGTTTCTAATATAACTTTACGTTTTGAAGTATCATCACCTCGTCTAATAAATACAGTAAATGTACCTTTTTTCTCGTTGATTGTTCCTACTTCCCATCTTAAATTATCTTTAGTTCCATATTTAACATCATTGTATGTTAACAAATCGTTTGTTCCAACTTGACCTGCAGGTGGAGTGGAGTTCATGATTAAACCATCACCGATTGTTTTTAAGTTAAATGACGCTGTATAGTTTGTTAAGTTTTGAGACATTGAGTTTGGTACACCAGCCGCAATTCCCCAAGAACCTGTTGAACTTACTCCATTTGTTGTAGGAGTAATTGCCGCTCCTGATACAAATGTTGCAACCGGGCCGTTTGTTGCGGTAGTATCTCCTGCAATAATAGAAGATGTGAATTCTAAAATTGGAGCAGAAGCCGGATTTGATTGAGATACAAAAGTATCATCAGTAATACCATTTAACTTACTAACAAGATTTTGGAATGTTGTTTGATAATCTGCATCAACTGTAAAGTAATAAATAACACCTGTATCATCAGATGGAGTTGGAGTGTCCATACCTCTAAATAAATAAGCTGTACCATTAGATTGAGTATACTGTACATATCCTCCGTCGCCAAATGGATTTGCGTCAAATACTTCACTACCTGATGGTGCAATTCCTGCATTAGCTACATCGTTAAAGTGAGCTTTACTATCTGCATTACTATAAGTACCTGGTAAAATCCTACATACTGTAAGAGGACCACCATGCTTTAAGTATTCCTTTGCACATATTGATGTAAAGTATTGATAATAATCACTTCCTGATTTGAATGAATCTCCAAATTTTGCTTGATATTCTGAATATGAAAATACCTGTGTAGGTATTAACGCCGGACCTTTTACTGTTGGACCAACAATTGCTGCTCCTATCGCCCCTACACCTTGTTGTACAAAAGACAGGTCATTTTCTCTTGTAAATACACCAGGACTAACTATTTTTTCAGCCATTTTTATTTCTCCTTAAATATAAATCTTGTGACAAACTATTCACGTTATTTCATATAATAAATATAAAGATATCAAGTCAAAAATTTTATTATGATGGTATAAATACACCTGTATCTAAATCAAGTTTACCTGCTCCATATTTATCAGATAATTCCTTGACAAAATCCACCTCTTCTTTCCTAACAGCTTTATATTCTTTATTAACTCTTTCTTTCTGTTCGTCAATTACATTCTGCTCAATTTGTAATTGTCCAAATCGAACAGTAATTTCATTGTACTTTTCCTTTATTTTGGAAACTTTATCCATTTCCTCTTTAGCAAATTTTTTTCCTTCTTTTGTTTTTACTTCTGCCATAACTTTTTCTCCTTATAACTATTGATTTTTAATAATTGAATTATTTGAAAGTATCTGCTGTACTTCCTCTATTGATTTTACTGATTCTGCTCCTGTTTCTATTCTAACATTAGAATATGTTTTTGAGCTATAATTGCTCATTGCTTTTTGTAAGCTATCTGGTATAATAAATCCGTTTATTGATAGTGTAAACGTAGACTTTGACATTCTATCCTGACCTTGTTCTGCTACAGATTCAATATCAAAACTGTCAATTTTAGAAAGAAATTTGAATGATTCCTCCTTGCCCCAATAACTACCTCCAGCATAATTTATATCTTCTACAATTTTATTTAATT